ATGCCAATATCCCAACCATTATTATTATACTTTCTCTCATGGGTACATCTTCATCTTTAAAAGTATTTATAATAACTTCTGCTATTTTTTCCGCTCGTATTTTATCCACGTTCATATCGTCTCCTTTGTGTGTCTTTTCATAAAAAACTTCAATAATCTGACCCGCGTTCGTTGCGATGCCAGTGCTTGTGGCTTCGCGGGGTTGCCCCCGCTGCGCCTATCGTCTCTTACGTTTGCTGCCTGTCGGCATGTATTTAATTAACGCCCTTGCAATCATAATCAATGGTATGGTCTCGAATAATGCCCTGCCGTTAATCATGTTGTGTCTTTTGTTCATGTTGTGTCCTTTGTTCATGTTGTGTCTAAAAAAGGGGCGGTGTCAGTCCCGCCCCCCCACTCACTCAACCTATGCTGCCATTTGCAGTACTTTGCCCGCAGCGCGCTCAAGATCGACTCGGTCTGCCTGATGTGGGATATCCCGTGCGTAGGCGGTCATACCTGTGGTCAAGTCCCAAATGGTCTCAATTGGTCTGCCCTCGTCAGCAGCATGAGCGGCGCGGATGCCTGATATTTGACTCGCTGTGAATCGTCTTGCGGCTAAGAATGCGTCAAGATCGTCAATCCGTTTAGCCTGAGCAGCAGCGATTAAAGCTTGCGTACCAGTCATGGATGATTCTGAGTAGCTTATAATTGCGGGAGCAATTTCCTCGATCCAACGATGCGGTGCGCTCTTCGTGTGGCGAATCTTAATTTCCTGATAGCCCTGCGCCCCCCACACGATTCTGTTCTGACACACATAATCGAACAGGAACATACCGATCCCAAACGTGGCGCTGCCCACTTCAGAGTTCCACACAAAGAACCCACGCGCCAATGAACCCTGCTCGCCATTGCGCCGATTGTAAACTGGGATGCGTCGATCTTCGTCCGCTAAGAAAACGAACATGTCCCGATCCCCTGCGTAGAGAGTCGTGTTCTGCTTAGTAATTGGTTCGCGTTTACCGAATACTTTGGGCACGGTGAATTGACCGTTGACGCCGTCCCCGAACCGATCCACAAGCGCCTGACTGATCGTGGAATTATAAATACGACCATACTTGTCTGACGTTGCGGCGCGTAGGTCAATGCCCAAGTCCTTGCGGCGGGTTAATAACAATTGGATGTCCTGCGCCTCGTCCCCGAAACGCAACCCGTAGTTTAAGCAGTCCGCAGCCATTGGCGCGGGTAGGGATCGTAAGTAACTCGCAGGGGCTTTGGCGCGCTGACATATTTGACCGAATGCCCAGTGGCTGACATCAACGGTGTTCCCTTTACTTCCCATAATTTTTAAACCGTCACGCCCATCAGGTATTGCTTCGATGTCGCGAGTCGACACGACCGCAGAGCGGCTATTGTGGTGTAACTCTTTGCAATGATCGTTTAAATCAATCAAACTTGTAAATCGTTCGTCCATCGGGCGTGATGCCCATTGCGTACTTGCTTTGGTCAACGTGCTGCCATTGCCCGATACTTCTACTGTGTTCAATACTGCGTTCATAACTGAATCCTCTTGAGTGAATTAAACTAAAATGAACTGAATTAAAGGTGCTGCTCGTTGAGGGGAATCTTATTCTACTCAAATCCTACAGTATTCACTGAATGCGACCTGAAAATATCTGAGTGCGACACTTGTAAGGGTTTTTTGTTTTGTTGTGTTATGTTGTATTTATGTACCAGAATCTGTACCAAAATTTACTTTTATATTGTACAGAATCGGGGGTTGGAAAGGTAGAATGGAAAATGGTAAGTGATTGAATTTTAAAGAGAGTGTATTTATTTATTATATTATTATTAGTAGTTTGTATCCATGTACCAAGATATCGGTTTTTAGGGGCTGTCAAAAGTCAAAATTGCTATAAAGGGTTACGCTGCGCGCCCCTGCTCTTTCGCGCGCTTTACACTCAGTCCCCTGCCCCTATTTTTTAGAATTCTGGTACATGGATACAAACGTCATTTTTTCTTTTAGAATCAAGGGGTTATCGGTGTACCAAGTTTTCGAAAAGTTGGTACAAGTTCAGCTACAAAATACATGTTGTACCAAAATTGGTTTACTTAGCAAAATTCTGATACACGAATACACGAATACATGACTAAAAATAGGCTGTACCAAAATTGGTTTACTTAGCAAAATTCTGATACACGAATACAAAATACATCGCGCCGCGTTACGGGCGCTCTATTATTATTTACTTTGTAGGATCGCGCCGCGTTACGGGCGCTCTATTATTATTTTGATTTTAGGTTCGGCGCGCCATTGCAGCGCGCCTTATTAGGGTGACTAGGTCAGTTCGCCAATGCTAATCGCACCACTTTCGCCATGCTGCGCCCATGCGCTACATAGCCGATCACACTTACTTTGGGATCATAACAAGCCCTGCACCCATTACACTTACCGCCATGATCGTAAGCTTTGCACACTGTAACCCCCTTCGGCGCGGTAGCATCGGGCAAAATTGTCGAGCCATGTAAGCCCTTTACATATTCGCCCGTGACGCTGTCACTACTGAACCTAACCGCGACATTGGGAAGCGCGCGCATCTTACTAAGCACGCCCGCGAACTTTTCGAACTTGTGCATTCGGGTAGGGAGCCAATGTTTGACCCACGGTGTTTGTTCCATTACCTTGAGAATCTTTTCGGCGAGCTTTAGACTGTAAACATCGCCCGAGTCGAACCACCTAAAATAGCGGTCGCTATCAAGCTCTCGCACCATGTCCGCGACCCAATCGGCGCGTTGCCAGTCTGATTTATTTTCCACGCGCGAAGCTTTCACGTTTGGGCGGCGGTAGTTACCTTGTGTCGCATAACAACCCTTGCACGCATCTATTAATTGTCCGTCTGATCCGATACTTGCGGGACATGTCAGAATTGCTTCCAGCGACCATGAGCGTATCCCGTCTAATTTACTAGTCTTACTTAATCTTAACATTGTGTGTCCTTTAGAGTGAGTGATAAGGTGCTTTATGTAATCGTTATTCTACCGCATAAGGTAGTATTATTGGGCGTTGTCAATAGATAAAATTGTATCGTTTGGTTATGCGCGCGGAGCGCAGCGAGCGGTAAATTTTCACCATGCCGAACCGCGCGACCCTACCTACCCACCACCCCCCGATTTTTGAGCTTGACACCCCCTTGCTACGCGCCGCTCGAATTCTAATAAATCACTACACATTTTCGAGACCCCTACCCCCCTGTATATAAAAACACCCCCCTATAGGATTCCTAACCTCCTCCCATTTTGTAACATAATTAATTTATAGTAGTTGTAGTCTGGCGTGACTTACGGGGAATATTTCAAACATTACACTTGCATTCCTAAACAAAGTCGTGTATAAATCCCAAAACTTGGGAGAACCCATGCAAGCACTTGTTCCTGAAATAGAATCGAACATTAAAATGCCTCCGAGGTCATCCCGCGAGGTACCTGAGCTAAACCCTCACCAAGAAGTAACGGTGCGGGCAAACACAATCAAACATCTATGTGACCTAAAGGGCGAGCCAATCATTGCCACAGAAGACACGCGCGATCAGGCCGAAGAGCTTGCTAAACAGATGGTGGAGAACCCTGCCCTAAAGCCGGAGTTCAGCAATTACCCCAACAACACGATTGCCTACCTAGCTGGGTTGGTATCTCAGATGAACTGCATGATCGTCAAAGACCTTGCAGAGCTAAAAATGTACGTGGTCAATAAGTTGGTCGCGGAAGCGGAGTCAGCCACAAGCTCCCGGGATCGCATTGCAGCATTAAAGAGTCTGGGGGATATTGACGGGGTCGATGCCTTTAAGAAACGAACTGAAACTACGATTACCATCAAGCCTATCGAGGAAGTCGAGAAAGAGCTTCTTACCGTGTTGGATAACATTGAGTACTCGGTAGTTGGCATAAAGAGTGAGGAAGAAGAGGAAGAGGAAGAATACATTGATGAGGACGAAGAGACTGAATGAGTACCGCCGCTCGTCAGATAACGCCGAGGGATATCACCAAGATTAGGGCTGCGCTGCCCACTATGTCGGAGAAACAGAAGCGCGAAGCGGCTGAACTGTTGGTTAAATACTACAAAGAGACCAATAAGGTTAAGTCGAAGGACGATTTCATCTCCTTTATTAAGCACGTTTACCCCGGATACATGGTAGGCCCGCACCACTATAAGCTGGCTAGGATTTTCGAGGACATCGCGGCGGGTAAGAAGAAGCGGGTGATCGTCAATATTGCACCGCGTCATGGCAAGTCGGAGATGATCAGCTATCTAGCCCCAGCATGGTTCCTTGGGAAGTACCCCCATAAGAAAGTCATCATGTCATCCCACACGGCTGATTTGGCGGTGAACTTCGGTCGTCGGGTTAGAAACTTAGTCGCGTCGGATGTGTATAAAGAGATTTTCCCAACGGTTGAGTTGCAAGCGGACTCCAAGTCGGCCTCGCGGTGGGGAACTAACTTTAACGGCGAGTACTTTGCCATCGGTGTCGGTGGTGCGTTGGCAGGACGGGGTGCTGACCTCTTTATTATTGACGACCCTCACTCCGAGCAGGAGGCGAAGCAGGGCAGACCGGACGTGTTCGAGCCAGCGTGGGAGTGGTTCCAGTCAGGCCCAATCCAACGGTTGATGCCGGGCGGTGCGATAATCGTGGTGATGACGCGGTGGTCTAAGCTCGATCTTACGGGTCAGATTATTGACCACATGATGAAGAATGACGACGCGGACGAATGGGAGATCGTTGAGTTTCCTGCCATTTTGGATGATAAGCCCCTGTGGCCTGAGTTCTGGAGTTTGGACGAGCTGTTGGCTAAGAAAGCCTCAATGGACATTCGGTACTGGCAAGCCCAGTACATGCAGGAGCCAACATCGGAAGAAGGCGCGCTCATCAAACGGGAATGGTGGTTAGTCTGGGAGAAGGACTCGCCGCCCCAGTGTGAGTACATTATTATGAGTCTGGACGCAGCTCAGGAAGCCAACACCCGCGCGGACTACAACGCTTTACTGACATGGGGCGTGTTCTACAACGAGGAAACCAAGACCAATAACCTCATTTTACTGAATGCAATCAAAGAACGACTTGAGTACCCTGAGCTAAAAGAGTTAGTATTGCGGGAGTACAAAGAGTGGAATCCGGACACTTTTATTGTTGAAAAGAAGTCAAACGGCGCGACTTTGTATCAAGAGATGCGTAGAATGGGCGTACCGGTGTGGGATTTTACACCGGGCAGGGGGCAAGACAAGATCGCCAGAGTTAATGCCGTAACTGATCTGTTTAAATCCGGGATGGTGTATGCACCTGATCGTAGATGGGCGAGAGAAGTGATTGAGGAATGCAACGACTTCCCAGCAGGTAAAAATGATGACTTGGTTGATAGCACTACTCTTGCTTTATTAC